ATCCCGTAGATGGTGCCCTGCAGGAAACGATGGATGGGGTAGGGTTTTCCAACCCTGAGAAACGGTATAAATATCCCAAGCACCTTGACAACTGAATGCGAGTGTGGTAACATTTTGTTATCGGGTAGGTGTCCGAGTGGTTAATGGAGGCGGACTGTAAATCCGCTGGCTCTGCCTACGGGGGTTCAAATCCCTCCCTGCCCATTGGTAACACCAACTTTTATCATAAGCGATTGAGTGTTATCATTTAGAGCCTAGGAGATTCCCCCTTGAGAGAGGGGATGTGTGGTTTCTCTATTAGGATGTAGAGTTCAATTTAAATTAATGCGTTTTATTTCAACCCTTTTAATTGCTTCAACACTTCTTGGATTTACGCCCCAAAAAGCTGAGGCAGCCAGCGGATGTTCCCTGGCATCACATTATGGTGTAGGTGATGGATATCACGGCCAAACCACCGCAAACGGTGAAACATATAATGCATATGGTCGATCTGTGGCACATAGGTGGCTTCCATTCGGCACTAGATTACGTGTTACAAATCAACGAAATGGAAGATCAGTTATTGTGCGAGTGAATGATAGAGGTCCATATGTCGGAGGACGAGACCTCGACCTGTCCTACGGGGCATTCTCTACTATTGCGTCTCCAGGACAGGGAGTGGCAAGAGTCTGTTACTATAGAGTTTAACAGATAAATAATGGGGAGATAAGTTCTCCCCTTCCTCATAAAGAACTATAAAGAGCATCATGAAAACCTTTCAAGAGTTTTGTTTAGAAGCATATATAGTAAATCTTAATGAATCTATTTTAGATGGGTTTGATGATGCTCATAAAAAACTTATGCAACAAGATCTAGAACGACATCAAAGACAACTAGATAGAATTAAAAAAATGAGACAAATGGCTGCATCGGTTGTTGGTGATGAACCATCAAAACCCAGTAAGCCGTCTTCTAAAAAAACAACAAAAAGTCCACAAGAAAGAATCAAAAAAATCAAAGGTATAATAGACCGTGAGCTATCACATGATGACCCAAAATGATTAACCTATGAAATTTAATTTTTCTTTTGGTAAAAAGAAAACATCTATTAGAACTATTCTAGTTTTATCTTTAATAGTAGCATCACTCTCTTCTTGCTTAAAGATAGAAGAAAAACATATCTGGGATATTGTTTATGAATATTTTCAAACATATCAACCAGATTCTCCACTAATCCCAGAACTTCAAAAAAATCCTGGTGTAGTGGAACGAGATGTCGAGCGAACCGTGGACAAAGCAATCCGTGATTATGAACGCTTGACAAAAGACGATAAATATGCTAAGGTATTAACTCCACGGTACTCAGAGAAACCAGTTGACACTGATGTGTGTTATACTGATGAGTGTCGAGCACTTGGCGGGGAAATGAGGTTGTGTGCCCCATGGGTTGACAACTGCCCCAAGACATGGTAAACTAAATCAGTTGGTTCGGAAGTCCTCTAATACTTCTGGTAATATACATAAGGTAAATATCTTATGAGTTTCCAACAATTGACTCAGTAGCTCAGTTGGATAGAGCATCTGCCTTCTAAGCAGTTGGTCGGGGGTTCAAGTCCCTCCTGAGTCGTGACAACTGAATATTTAAGGTATGAAACAATGTACACAATCAGATGTAAATGTTGCAATGCAACACTTCAGGTAGCAACACCAAACAGAGGTCAGTCATGTAAGTGTCCTAACGAGACCTACATAAGACTTGACAACAATGGGTTACCTGTTATAATAGGACAAGACATCAGCCAAGTTGAAATGGTAAGTGGATTTATGAAACCAAAACCAAAACCCAAAGTTATTGATCAAGTTGATGTGCCGAAAAGGCGAATACGTAGACTAGATTACGAAGTTCGATAATTTAGTCTAGGGAGCATAGCTTAATGGTAGAGCGGCCTGCTTATAACGGGTTGGTCTGGGTTCAATTCCCAGTGTTCCTATTTCGGGATGTAGCTCAGTTTGGCTAGAGCGCCGCTTTTGGGAAGCGGAAGTCGTAGGTTCGAGTCCTATCATCCCGATTACCGTTAACAGAACTTCCATTCTGACGGTAAATTGTCGGTGAACTGCAAAGTCAGTATACGGATAGAGATTAAGTCCCTGTTATATCCTTATGAGATATATCACACTTAATCCATCTGGGGAATTAACTCAGTTGGTAGAGTGCCTGCTTTGCAAGCAGGATGTCAGGAGTTCAAGTCTCCTATTCTCCATCCCCACTATATAATTAACATGGGCGATTCAGTTAAGTATCAAATTGAAAAGGCTGAACATGCACTTCGTTCTGCACTTGAACTAGGTGCAATGCATGAAGATCCTTATACTCTTCATTCTATTGCTGAAGCACTACAAAAATTAGGTTACATTATTGTAATGAATAAAGCTCAAGAGTCTGGTGCAAAATACCAAATTAAACTAGGAGATACCGTAATTCCATCATCAACACCTGATGTAATTACATTTAATAAATAAAATCAACACCCCTCAAGCCTATCGACGATGCTCAAACAGAGGGGTCACTGCGGGAATAGTGTAGCGGTAACACGCAATCCTTCCAAGTTTGAATCACGGGTTCGATCCCCGTTTCCCGCTTCCTCATCTTGAGGTTATTATGTCACTTATTTCACAAACTGATCGTCAGATGGTCATTGAAGCTCTTGAGTTTTACATTCATCGACTTAAAGAAGATAATTGTACTCAAGCATCCATCAATGCATTTCAGACACTTCTTAATTGGATTGAACTAGAGTATTATAAACATGAAGATTAATCTTTGGTATTGTAAAGATATGGATCAGTGGAGGTGGACTCTAACTGATGATCATAGACCGGTTATTAAACAAGAGTCTGGTCAACGTCCCAATCTTCGTGATGCTATGAATGATGTAGCAAATACAGTTGAATATCTTCTAGGTGAAAATTAGTTAATCCTCTGTTAGTCTATTGGTAAGGACAGGCAGACAATGCACTTGGAAACTGGGTTCGATTCCCAGCCAGAGGTACTAAGAGCCCTAGACTGATAAACTAGAATGCTGTAGTAAAGGGTGCAACAAGGAACGTTGTATTAAACAAAGGATCCCCTCGGCCACATCGTAGATTTTATCGTAGGTGGACATTCTTGCCCTTAAAAATCGTAGGTGCCAAAACCTCTCGCTGGTCTAGTATTCTGTGGCTGGATGAAGTAAAGAGGGATAACATAGGCAAAGTTATTCCCACCTACCACAATTTTTATCTATGATACATAGATAAGTCAGAGTGAATTTCACGATGACAATTAGCACAGACAAGAATGCATTTTTTTGCTTCCTCTCTTTGCTTTGCTAAAGATGCGGTGGAACCAATAATTCCACCTTCTTTAGCATCTGGGTCTACATGATGAAACTCTAGTGCTGCCGTGCATTTGTTGTATCCACACATACAGCATTTTCCTCCAGCTTCTTCTTTAATTAAAGATACATTTTTTCTTCTAGTTGCAGATACTCTTTCTGTCATTTTTTTAGCCCAGTTAGGATTTTTTGCTTTTCTATCAGCATAAGTTCTAGTTTCTTTTTTATTCATGTTGGTATAACTTTTTAAATTAATACCAACTATTTATTCCCCTGTAGCTCAATGGCAGAGCAATCGGCTGTGGAAAAGAAGGTTCCTTTAGTTCTGGTTCGATTCCAGTTTTTTCCTTAACCGATGGGTTATAGGTTCAAGTCCTATCGGGGGAGTTACCGATAAATATCAGTATCGGTGGATACAGTTATGAAATACAAAATTTCCTCAAACTATTGTTACTACAACAATGAAATTGTGGAAATGTATTTCATCAACAATGTACCTTTTACTTTTGAAGAGATTCCTCAAATCATGCAGGATGACCCTTACATTCAAATAGATGCATCAAATAATCAGGAATATGCTCCAGAAGATTTATATCGTACTTCATTTTATTTGATTGATGAAGAATGTCATCCTTGTTTATTTCCAGTTGATCTAGAAAATCCTGAAGATATGCCTGAGTAGCTCAGTTGGATAGAGCAACGCTTTTGTAAAGCGTAGGCCATCGGTTCGAGTCCGATCTTGGGCTTTACAATTAAATAACTGCCATGTACGAAGATTTAACAACTTTTGAAAAGCAACTTGCTCAGTTTGGAGATCGAGTTCAAGTTATTGTTGGACTTGAAGTTGGTGGAAAACTCCATGCAGATGATGCATACAAACAAATCAAAGATCTAGTAAAGGAGCTTAAGAAGCTTCGTAAACAAGAGTTAAAGCACGGCAAAGATTTAGACAACTTTGGATTTCATTAATTATGACGTTATCGCAAGGACTAGTTGATCAAGAAAACGAAGAGGCTGGATTTGAAATAATCCACCTCTCTTTTCGTAAGAGGCTATCTGAAAGCATGTATGGGGGTCCAGTAAACTACTACATTGGTAATATTGTATTTCGATTGACAGACCCAGATGCAATCAATCGCATGAAGTATTACATGGAGGAGAATGAAGAACTTCGTGTAGCACCAGACCTAGAGTTGATGGAAAAGTATTATGAAGGTCTTCACTTTGTATTTGAAAAACCAGAACATGCAATTCTTACTGATGATATTCCAGAAGAAGAAAGGTATGTGCCATTAGATATTCGCAATAAGCATGGCATCAAAGATGAAGATGTATTCATTCATGCTCATCGTCGCAACACAGCACCATTACATGACTTCATCCAATACAATGAAAAGTTCAATTGTTACAGAATGCACGAATACTTCCAGGACACCCCCGTGGTTCGTGGCATAATTCAGTATCTACAGGACATGAAAGATGGTAAACCGAATCCTAGCCGCACTGTCTACCATGAACAGTTCATCAACACCCTTGAAAACCTCTGTTGGTGGTGGGACTAGACAGTGTGCTAAGTGCCACACCGAACAACCCCTTGACAAAGACCACTTCCAGGTGGTAAAATCATTTCGTACAGGCTTCTCGTATTACTGCAACGAGTGTAACAAACCAAAACCAAAGGACTAATACAACAATAAATAACCTGAGAGACATGGAGAGTCTTTAAAAACCCTGGTCGGGAGCAACCCCTTAGAAATCAAATGGAACAAACAAACTACCGTTCTTTCAAGTTATCAAATGTTTGTGCTGAAATTGAAAGTGTGATTACTACACTTAAGCAAATCCAATCCCAAATGGATTTAAAAAATTATACTAAACTTCACGAAACAATTCAGAAACTTCAAGAACACAAGCAGTATATCTGGCAAATATACAAAGATCTAGAAGTCTTGGAATGACTTAAAAATTACCCTGGTGGAGTCAACATGACCCAAATAGTCCTCGTCGGATTGGACAGTAAATATGCCGACTGGTGCGGATGAGGAGTGCTTACTCCCGCCTGGTTTCTTGCCTCCAGTCAAAGGGCAAGTGGCGAGCCTGCAAAGGGGGTTGACAGCCCCCACCTTTTACCCTATAATATTGGGGAAGGGACCGAACCACGTTATGGTTCCTAACAATATAAATAAAATCTGTACTTAATCATTTTCAAATTATGATTCGTTCACTTATCACTGCTGGTGTTGTTGCTACTACTGCGATTACTCCTGCCATGGCACAAGTCACTAGCGTTTCTCAGCTACGTGACGTTCAGCCTACTGAATGGTCCTATCAGGCTATCTCTAACCTAGTTTCACGTTACGGTTGTGTTGCTGGTTTCCCTGATGGCACTTTCCGTCCTGGTCAACCTGCAACTCGTGCTCAACTAGCTGCACTAACAAATGCATGTCTAGATCGTATCACTGAGTTTGAAACTGCTGCTGATGCACAACTAGCAGCCGCACTTCGTGCTGAGTTTGCTAAAGAACTAGGTGCTACTAATGCTCGTGTATCTGCACTAGAACTTGCAGTTGCACAAAAGGCTCAAGGTGTTGGTAACTATCTAGGTGCTGGTGTTCTACTGAACAAGCAAGGTGTTGCTGGTAATGGTTACACCGAAAACCGTACTGTATCTGGTGCTACCATCCAAGGTCGTTATGCAGTAAAGACTTTCAGCAATCAGAATGCTGTTGCTGTTCGTCCTTATGCTAACCTAGTTGGTACTCCTGCTGGTCAGATTGGTGCAGGTGGCGGTGCTCTAGTGTCCTATGACTGGAGTATTTCTCGTGCTCCTTCTGGTGTAAGTCGTGCTAACATCTACACTGGTGTAGGTTATCAGATTCCTTTCGTAAACAATACTGATGCTAACTATCAGTCTGCTGTTGGCGAGAAGGGTCAGGTAGTTCTAGCTCTAGGTGTAGAGGGTCGTCTCACCAACTCTCTAGTTGGTTTTGCTGATCTCAAGTTCCCTACCACCAATGCTTCTAATAGCTATGGTGTTACTAACGGTACTTACTCACCTGTATTCACTACGGGTCTGGGGTTCAAGTTCTGATTTTCTGACAATTGGGGGTTGACAAAACCCCCTGTTTCATATATACTAGTGCAACAATTCTTAATAATTTAAATGACTGTAACAAGTAATGACCGTGGGCAAATGAATATGTGGGCAAAAGAACCCACTATGTATTATGAAAACTACGGTATGGATACCCCCAATCAAGTAAAGGAAAAGTACAATGGGCGCTGGGCAATGGTCGGTTTTGTTTCTGGTCTTGTTTCTTATCTGGTCACAGGTAATTTCTTCTTCGGGGTCTTCTAAATGACTGAACTAATTTTCACTGTAACAAGCATTGTATTCTTTGTACTTCTTGCCCATTCTGTAAATCAACTTTCTAAAACATACTGATGGCTACTTACAACATTACACTTCAATCCCCCGATGGCACCGAAACTACCATTCAGTGTGCCGATGATCAATATATCCTTGAAGCGGCTGAAGAAGCTGGCGCTGATCTACCTTCCTCTTGTCGTGCTGGTGCTTGCTCTGCTTGTGCTGGTAAACTGATTAGTGGTACAGTAGACAACGAAGAACAATCATTCCTTGATGATGAACAAATTGAAGCAGGTTGGGTTCTAACTTGTGTAGCATATCCCACCAGTGATTGTGTTATTTTAACTGAACAAGAAGAAAACCTTTAATTTAGGAGAACAACTATGAAATTCGGTTTTACCCCTGAGGCAGAAATCCTCAATGCACGTCTAGCAATGCTTGGTTTTGTAATTGCAGTTGGCACTTACTTGACGACTGGGCAAATTATTCCTGGAATTCTTTGAATTAAATAAATACAGGAGGTTCAATACCTCCTTTTTTTATGTCTATAAAATTAACTGATGCAGCGAAGAACACCAAAGATTACATGCATCAAATGGATGCATGGGAATACCTTCAGCAGAATACACCACCAAATGTTCTAGAAGAGTTTGCTAAAAGGTTTAGGAATCAATACGCACAGCCTAATACATCTGTAGTTCCTCTGTGTGGTGTAGATTTAATTAAGCAATTTGAAGGGTGTGTATTAAAGGCTTATTATGATCCACATACTGGAGGACTTCCTATCACTATTGGTTGGGGAAGTACCAAAGATATGAATGGAAATCCATTTAAGATTACTGATAAGATTACATTGCAACAAGCAGATCAACTTTTAGAATATCAAATTCGCAATCAATTTCTACCACCACTCACTAAGATTCCATACTGGAATGAAATGAATGATGAGATGCGAGGAGCACTACTTTCATTTGCATATAATCTTGGTGCTAATTTCTATGGGTCAGATGGATTTGCTACCATCACCAAAACACTGAAAGAAAAGTCTTGGCACATGGTTCCAGAGGCACTATATCGCTACCGTAATCCAGGATCTAGCGTAGAGAAGGGTCTTGCACGTAGACGTAGAGCTGAGGGTGCATTATGGGATTCTGGATTATCTAAGATCAAATGATTTATTGTTTACTCTCTAAGTAGTCTAACATCATAATATAAACTATACAACATAGGGTTCCTAATAGAACTATTCCAAGTCCTATTGCAACTCCCCAGGGAAAATCATTCATGGTGTTCCTCTTTGTGAATCCAAGTTTTTAACTCATGCAGATATGTTCTTAACGTATCTGCTTTTTCTTTATGCCAAGGATCTCCAGTCTTTAGATATTCTCTTGTATGATTATCTATAGCTTTTAGCATTTGATGGATTGGAGCATTCCAAGGCTCTCTAATTGGAGTGTTAAATGTCCTTCTCTCGTTCATGAGAACAGTTTATATGTATTTAGGCTAGCCCCCTTGACAAGTCACCAAACCTGTGGTACTATAAATAGGTCGAAGGGACGTTACGTTTCTTCACATACTTTTTAATAAACCTTTACGTTCTTTTAAAACTATGACTGCATCCATCGCTCAACAGCGTGGAAGTAACACTTGGGACCAATTCTGTGAGTGGGTAACTTCTACCGAAAACCGTCTTTATGTCGGTTGGTTTGGAACTCTAATGATTCCAACCCTTCTCGCTGCTACTATTTGTTTCATTGTTGCTTTCGTTGCTGCTCCTCCTGTCGATATCGACGGTATTCGTGAACCTGTAGCTGGTTCACTCATGTATGGAAACAACATCATCTCTGGTGCTGTTGTTCCTTCAAGCAATGCTATCGGTCTACACTTCTATCCCATCTGGGAAGCAAACTCACTCGATGAGTGGCTATATAATGGTGGACCATTCCAACTGGTCGTCTTCCATTTTCTAATCGGTATCTATGCTTACATGGGTCGTGAGTGGGAACTTTCCTACCGTCTGGGTATGCGTCCTTGGATCTGCGTTGCTTATAGTGCTCCTGTTGCCGCCGCTTCTGCAGTTTTCCTTGTCTATCCTTTCGGTCAAGGTTCCTTCAGTGATGCAATGCCTCTCGGAATCTCAGGCACCTTCAACTACATGCTCGTCTTCCAAGCAGAACACAACATTCTCATGCATCCTTTCCATATGCTCGGTGTGGCTGGGGTATTTGGTGGCAGTCTCTTTAGTGCTATGCACGGAAGTCTGGTTACGTCTTCACTCGTTCGTGAAACAACTGAAAACGAATCACAAAACTATGGATACAAGTTCGGACAAGAAGAAGAAACCTACAACATCGTTGCAGCCCACGGTTACTTCGGACGACTCATCTTCCAATACGCCTCATTCAACAACTCTCGCAGTCTTCATTTCTTCCTGGCTGCTTGGCCTGTTGTTGGTATTTGGTTCGCTGCTCTGGGAGTTAGCACGATGGCCTTCAACCTAAACGGTTTCAACTTCAACCAGTCTATCCAGGATAGTCAGGGACATGTGATTAACACTTGGGCAGACATCCTGAACCGTGGTGGTCTTGGAATGGAAGTGATGCACGAGCGTAACGCTCACAACTTCCCTCTAGACCTTGCATCCGTTCAGACCACTCCTGTGGCCCTGACCGCCCCTGCAATCGGTTGACAAGCACTCTCTAACGTGCTATGATATGGGAGCCTCTAGAGGCTCCTTTTTCATGAGTAAACTATGGAAGACCAAATTATTGATGTAGAATCTGTTGAAGTTTCAGAAGAAGAAACCGTATTAACTCCAGAACTTAGTCTGAATGAAGACAAAATCAAAAGTCCTGCAGAAATTCAAAGGGATCTACAGCAACTAAAACAACTTAATAAGCAACTTAAAAAAATTAAACGCTACATGAAGAGTCCAATCTATACTGTACGTCAGATGGACGCAAGAACTCAATCTAATCTTTGATATATAATATGTAACCTTTTAAAAGTATAAATAATACCAGTATACTATACAGGTATGTTTGATAATCTTCCTCCAGTAGCTCAAGGAACTATAGGATTATCCTATGCTATTGCATATTTGACAAAAAAAGGTTACAATGTTTCAGTTCCTCTAGTAGATAATCAAAGTTATGATTTAGTGTGTGAGATTGATGGCAACTTAAAAAAAGTTCAAGTTAAATCTACACGAACTAAAGAAAATTCAAATTATTGTATTCAGTTAAGATCTATTAGATCTAATAGAACAGAAAA